CACCAGATCTCATTACTGATACGCTGAGCAAGACGCTCAAGTAAGTCTAACTCATAAGGCATACCTTCTGTGTCATTGAGAGCAAACTTAACGCCCTCATCAATGCAATGATTAAGTAGTGCTTGTACTTTTAATTCCATTACTCAGCAAACTCCAGTGCAAGTGACTTAAACTCATCCAACCAACCGACAACTAAGTCATACTCTTTAGGTGTCATTATCTCAACCATACTGTTGGTATCCAATGCACGATTGAGTGCCTTGATGATTGGCTTGAACTCATCAGGAAAGGTAGGCACTTTGATTGCAAATGAATGTTCAGTCATCAATAGTGATTCCAAAAGAAAAACGTACCGTTGCTAGTTTCAATGGTGTTAAAGTCATAACGCAGGTTATGATCCCACACCTGCTGCCAGTCTACAGCATGTGCGATGGTCTCGCTAGGAGGCTCACACAAAACTTCACATACCCAGTACTCGGCAAAGCTTTTCTCTGCCCAGTATTCATCAGATTCATAAGAGAATGCATCTTCGAAGTCAGCAAATGTAGTGATGCCAAGATCAGTCAACTCATCAAGGAATTCCATGATCTCTTCATGATCCCACTTCTCACCAAGGCGATCATGCACACCATCGTACAAGTCCTTAGCGTCATCATCAAGCTCCTCATATTGTGCATCTTCAGCGTCACGCTTAGACACATATGAAGGATCAAGCTCGTCTTTAGCTTTCAACAATTGTGTGTAGAACTCCACAAACATAGGCTTGCCATTATCATACACATAACCAGCATCAATCGCTAGCTGCGTCCTTGAGACATTAGCAGTATTCTCGTTTACATAGTCAAGCAATGCTTGCCCAGTATAACGAACAGGAGCACAAGTAGTCACGATAAGTAACAAACAAAAGGACAACGTAGCCGTAGAAGACTACAGAAAACCAACACATGTGTGATGGTTAAGTGTAATCATCTGGCGATGAGTGTGAACGTTATCTATTCATAATCACCGTCAAGTTGTGAGAGAAAGTCATAATAATCTGTTGACCACATCTCTCTTGCTAACCAACTTGAGAACAAGTCAAATGCAAAGGTAACATCAATCATGGTTAGTGATAGGGTAAACATCAAAGACTTGCTCAGGGTATACTGCAGCGCAGTCACCCATCACCCATGCCTCATCATATGAGTCGGCATGTACATACTCAGTGGCACACACAGGTGTGTTGTAACCACGGTTATAGTTAACTTGGTAAAGCATAATTAATCAAACAAACGACATCGAAGGGAGAACTTGTACACCTACTGCATCCTGACTGAATGCATTCTTGTAAGCGTTAGCTACGTCCTTGATCTTGTCTGCACATGCAGTACATACAGTCACAAGTAACGTAGGCTCATGCTCACCTTTCCATACACCTTGGACGTGTTGTATTGTGTAACCCTCGAAGGCTACATCTAACACACCCTCAATGAATGCCTGAAGGTTGAGATCATTAACGTAACCACCGTTAGGTATGTTACGACCAAAGAATAACTGGTAAGTTTGCATAACAATTGCAAGTGAACAATCGTAGCATGTAAGCTACAGAAAAGGATGATGATGAGTCATCCCAAAGTGTAACTAACGAGCTAGTAATCAGGCAAACACTTTACCATCAGCCGTGTAAAAGCTGATGTCACGTTGTTTGGTACGACCAACATTCAACAGGTTCTTGTTAACCCAGAACCCAAGCGACATGTTAGGCTGTACAAGCAGGTTAGCGATAGCACGACGGCTAACGTTGGTGTACTCATAAGCATACCCATTCTTGAACTCGACAGTAGCCGAACCACGAATAGGATCAACAAGCAGACAACGAATGGCAGAAGAAGTGCGATCAGTAACGTTGAAGCTGAACATGTAAACAAAAGACAAGTGAATGGGTGCGTCCCTGAGTATCGCTTCCACCTCAGCATCAGACGCATGAAATGCCATGATCATACTTGTATGCCGCCTGTGGCTCGGCGGTGTGACACCCTTCTCGGCGTGGCACGGCTGGCACCTAAGGAGTGTACCCTAACCCACCAGCTGGAGTCCCGCTCGGCAGCTTGGCGGCGGCAGTGACCCGTGGTCCTACTCAGCCTCGGCTCTTCGGTTGTCTAGGTTCGATGCTCTCACCATAGCATGGCTGGAGCGGTTTGTCAAGGAGTGGTGGTCGGCTTGTCAGGTGGCACAGTGCCAAGGACTGCTTGCCGTATTCAGTTGGCTTGGTCTCTCATCTCTTCTGGTTGAAGTTTCGAGACTCTCCTCACCCTTAACAGGGAGAGTCGAGATACTCTCAACATCAAAGAAGAGTATGGGTTCACGATAGCAGCTCGATGTGGTGGACAGTGGCAGCAAGTGGCACATAGTACAGCCTGATCCATTGTGGTGCAGCGGTTATCAGTGTTGCTGATGGTACAGTTAATCCTTGAGATCCATTGGTATCACTGGGTTCTCAATAAGCTGTACTATTGAGAGCCGACAGATGTTTGAGATGTGGTTATGCGTGGTGCCGCATAGTTGCTGCCTCGTGTGCGCATACGTGTCCAGCGTACCTGTGCCTGATGCAGATGCTCTGGACATGCCACATGCGTGTGCCTACGTGTGTGCCTGCAGGTGTGGGCGGGCGTGTGCCTGTGCAATCCGGGGGTACCCCTATGGGGGGCTGCGGCGCTGCGCCAGCGTAGTATTAGACTTCAGAAATTTTTGTCATTTTTTAACCAGGGTGCAGTAAGGCGCATTTCTGGAAGACCCACTACACCTTTATCTGGGTTCTCTTCGTACACCGGAGACACAATATCTGTAGGTTGAGTGGGTGCTAACCCACCCTGAAGCGTTTCCCACTCCTTAATCGCTTCATCAACATCGGTTTTTATCCGATTATCTAGTAATTTCTGTTCAAACCACACCAAAAGACCAAGAAGGAGGTGATCCAACCAAGGAACACCTGTCTTCCAAGCCTTATAAAGAGTTCTAAACTCAACTAACTTCAATCGTTCTTGTTCCACATCGCTTCACAAACGTTAGGAAGGTGTTGGTAGAGAATATCTTGAATCTGTGCTGCAATAAGTGCGTGTTCTTTCTGCGTACCATGACCAGTCCTCAGATCACAGTAATGTAACCAAGACCTAATTGTTCCATTCATGTACAACCGAGTTGGTGTAGCTAGGGGAAGTACTTCACGAGCACATTCTTTAGCTACACCTGATGCTACCATGTCTTTATAAATACGATAGGCATCACCATAGAGTTGTCCAATACGGAACTCAAAGGTTTTCTTTATAGATTCATCTAGGTTATCAATACTATTCTGTCGGTTTTTAACATCTTGCCTACGGAGTTCAGGTAATTCTGCAGGGATAGGTACTTCTGCATACCGTTGACTAAACTCTTGAAAGCTAAAACTACGGTGTCTAAGAATTTGTGCTGCTATAGACCGAGTAGTGTTAATCTCTACACACATATTAACCATTTCAAAGGGAGACCAATGTTGATGCTCGATTAGATACCTAATGAGCCTTGGTGCTGTCTCCGTATTGGATTGATTAGATGGATTAGACACCCTAGCCATGTAAGAGATAAGTTCTTCGGCGTTAGGTGTGATATGTACTAGAGATACTTGGTGGGTCATTTAGTGTGGTGGTCTAATTGTTGATAAGCACTAATATGAATATCATCATATAGTGTGGGTATGTAACGGTTACGTGTACTTACATCATAACCTTCATCATCAAAGTACTGTTGACGTAGTTCGTTGTAAGTACGTACAGGTCTAAAGAGGTATGTTGGTTGGTTACGATATGTTCTACTCATAACGCATACAGTAGTATAAGTAGTGTAGGATTGACCAGATTCGCTTCGCTCATGCTTCGCTACCTTACAATCAGTACTCACGGGATTCAGTCAGTAGAGTAGATGAATGAACTAAGAGGGAGATGTTTGTCTTTGGAGCCTTTGCTCCCTCACTGTTCATTAAAGAAAGAGAGGAATAAGAACAAGACAACTTGTTTGTCTTGGATTATTCCTCCCGCAGGAGTCGAGTCCACCCTTCTCTTCTCCTGTATAGATGTGGGCTTAGAATAGAATTAGTTCTACAAACCTATTAAACCCAGGTGGGGACTGACTTTTTACCAGCTAGTTGTCTTGCTTGTCTACGTTGGTCTAAATTAAATCCAAATGCCAAGTGATTAGCTGCAGATTGGGGGTCATCTAACCAAGCTTCTTGAAGATCATTCCAATCTTCTTGTCTACGTGTCTTAATAGCTTCATATGCACTAATAGCAAGAGCATCTGTAAAGTATTTAACGCCTTGAGCTAAACTATCAAGACGGTCGTCATGTTTTACCGCACCTTTCTCCCGACACATCCTTGACATCTGATAGAACAGCATATAGAGGAGTCTAGTTTCGGGTGGGGCTTCCTTATTCGAGTTGAAGTCCCATTCCACCACAGACCGATTAACAATAAGCTTATGTTGATTAAGAATAGGCTCAAGGGTATCAATAATACGGTCTTCTTTTCTGACGTTAGCACGGACTTCTTCAATGTCAATAGCTTGTTTAGTTTGTTGAAGGTGTTTACGGAAAAGTTCTGCAACGATACCATCTCCAAAGTTTGTTTCAATTAGGAGTTTAGTTACACCGTATTTTTTACAACCTCTCAGGATATCTAATAGTGTCTTATCACTATAACCATCTTGGTAAGCACGAACTTCATGTAGGTAGATAAAACCGTTACGTTGAGAAAGGAAAGTAGCAGCTGTTTCATCTGTACCTCTACCACTTGGGTCAACACTACAAATGGTTTCAGTGTAAGGTAACCAATCACCTTGCATAACCATTGGTGAGTAGAAGTAGTCTCCTGGTAGACCAACTGTTGGTAAGTCTTTAATAACATTACTTGGATCAGAACACCAGACTACAGCATCAGGACATTCAGTTGGGTTAACTGATGTAACGATAAGGTCAGCCATCTTAAGTGGAAACTTCTCAGCATCACTAAGACTTGTGTCTAGCATAAACTGCAACATAAAGTTGCTACGACCCATTGATGCTTCACGTTCGATAAGATCATCATTAGAGAAACGATCTGGGTCTGTTACATCCCACGGTTCAACACCACCATCAACGTCTTCTTGGATCTGAGGTGCTAGGAGACCTTCGTAATTAGATAGTTTACGTGGGTAACGTGCTGGCCAGACAAATGGTTTATAGTTACGTTCAGCTAGCTTTCGGTAGATAGTGAAGGTAGTCTGTGGTGTACCGAGGTACATGATACGACTGTCTTTCTTTGGTGTTAAGATAGACTCAGCTTCAGTACACAACTGCAAGAGCTTTTCTCGCATCATCTCTGTCATCGAGTTACCAGGCACCTCAATATCGTCTAGAATCATAAGGTCTGCACGGCTACCAGTAAGTTGTCCGGTAATGCCAACTGACTTTACAGAGGGTGCTTGGTGAGGAGAACATTGAACATCAAAACTAATACGAGACCACCGGGCATCATCCGACTTCGGTCTTAGATGACTCAACCACGGTGTCTCAATGATCAGCTTCTGAAGGAAGATAGACATGTTATCAGCTCGCTCTTTAGAAGCGGAGATAATCATGATCTTCTTTTCGGGGTTATTGAACAATGTCCACAACACAAAGGCACCAGTAATCCATGATTTACCGACTCCTCGGAAAGCTTGGATCTGTAGTCGTTTAGGACCGTGTTGGAGGTAATCTGCAATGGCGTATTGAGCACGGGTTGGTGATGGTAGGTCTAGTTGAGACCATAGTGCTTGAAGGAAGAGTTTAAAGTCATCCTTAAGTAGGTCCAAGGTGGACTTTGTTGGGTTCATAGCGATATCTGTGAGCCTCTAGACGGGGTGTCAGAGGTGATTTGTGTGTCGTATAAAATTAGGCTCAAGTTAAAGCCCATACAGGCGATTTTCAAAGGAGTAAAAATGGAGAAAATGGGAGAGGCGATTTACACCTCCCCGTGTAAGTCATCGTTTTGCCATAGACTCAAAAATAAATTTATCCAAATCTCTTAAAATATAATCAACTTCTCGCATAAATTGCAACCGCTGTTTATATGTTGCTTTACGGAAATCCATTTTTCTGGGATCAAGCCCAGCTTCCCGAAGTTTAGTGTGAATAGCATCATGAACAGGTTTGGGCAATTCACCGTTAGGTCCAATTAAGTTAGCTGTTTTATTGCCAGTAATTAAATTATCAAACTGTTTACCAACTGTTTTAACAAAATTTTTACGACTAGAAGGGTTAAGTCCCTCCATTACTCTATGAATTAAATCCAATTCAGCCCTATGGTGACCAACTCTAAACTCATCGGTTCCAATAGTTTGCTCTACTTCCATTTGTTGGCGTTTAGCGTCTTGCGCTGTTCTAGTAGCTTTTGAACGCACTTTAATAGAAGGTTCACCACTGGCTAACAGTTGCGTATTAGATTTAAGTCCAAATTCTTGGCCAGCATAGTTAACTTTCATATGACCTTTTAAAGAGCCTTTCTCCTGCATCATCTGTTTACCATATTGTCTATATTGCTCTGCCATTTCTGTTGGTAATTGTGGCCGAGCTTCACGACGTACCTTTTGGTTTACAAATTCAGAAAACTCATCACTTACTTTTAAAGCTTGGAATGTTGATTTCTGCTTAAATGCTTGTTGCGGTTTGAGCCGCATTGCTCCTCCAGTTACTACCATTCCAAGTAATGGAGCCATCACTGTTGGCGCTTTAATAGTTTCTAAACCTCGTTCTACTACTATTTGTGCTCCTTCCGCAACTCGACTGCTAGGTAATTGAGATTCTGCGGACATTACTTTTTCAACTACTGATTCAATCGGTTGTATAATTGGATCTGTAGCTTGTTTAAATTGTTGCTGAAATTGCAAAAATTTTTGGCCAGCAAATCTAATTGCTCCGTTAGCTTTTTCTAAAAGTTCATCAGTAGAAAATAAGTCCATTACTTAATATGCGATAAAATAAGATGTTCTCTAGGTGTTATCCCGAATGTCTTACGCATCCACGTAAGCCAGTTACTGCTACCTTTTGCCTGATTACACTCCCAACATGAGGGAACAAGATTTGATGTAAGGTCTTCGCCTCCCAAACAACGAGGGCGAACGTGATCAAGAGTAAGT